CCTTCGGTGAAATCCTTCTCATCATAAAACAACCTTCTCCATCAATAATACCAGCGATGTAAGACCAAAGAACCGCTTGCTGAGGGTTATCATGCATATCACACTCCTTATGTAAATCTCTTAAGTATAACATGTTTAGACTTTCCCCATTAATCAATTCCAATTTTATTACGGCAATTATGCGGCTTTACCGTACTGTTGTAGCTGAACTGTAAGATCAGTCACATCAAGCGAACTGCCCGCAGGTGTAACGCCCTCAGACAATGGTGTGGTGGCTGTCGAAATGGCTGAATAACGACGATATTTCACAGTATCGCTGTTCTTAGCCGGAAGTGTCTTTTGTTGTGCAAAAAGATTAAAAATTTGATTTCCGCGAGCACGAGCAAGCAGCAACTTATCGTAATAAGTATCAACTGCCGGCGCGACTTCGGATGTAGTCGTCATATTAGCCATGAACCCTCCCCAGAATGAATGGCTTACCGGATGTTATTTTATGAGTTATTCTCCGTTTATGATCTTGTTGCTTTTCGCAAGGATCTCGTCGAAGCTCATATTGTCATAAAGTTTTGCTTGATTTAACGCTCCGGGCGTTCCGACCGAACTGGCACTGCCAGCCTTTCCAAGATTTGATTCGACGCGCTTTGCGTCCTTGTGTTTGGTCGTACTTGCCAACGTATCTTTGTAATACGCCTTAGAGTCTAAACAAGCTTCATAAGCGGTTAAGTATGGATTCTCCGACTTCAACACAGCTTTCTTAACACTTTCTGGCAATGTCTTGCCGTACTTGTCTATGACCTGTGACATATCTGGACGTTCCACTCTAGCTTCTAATTCGGAAATCTTTGAAAGTAATTGGTTGATCTTCGGATCGAAAGCATCCGACGCTTCCCCATAAGTCAGAATAGACCCTCTGTCTATCTCCGGCTCAGGTGGCTTCGTCAACTGTTCCAATCTTGCATTCAACGACGTGATCTGAGAACTTTGATTTCTCATTGTCTCATTAGCACGCTTCCAATTGATCTCCTGATCACTTAACTGCTTATCCTCAGTGTCGACCTGAGTGCTTACGACCTCAGAAGATTCTTGTTCCCCGCCGACTGGAACATTGGATTCATCATCCGTAACGACTTCGCCATCAATAGGTGGCATATCTCCCCCTTACCTTAAAATAATTATTACAACATAACGTTATGTTGTAAAGACTTTTTTTTACTCAGTTCATAACATGTTTATAACTTTGTTATGGTTCATAACTCGGCAGTTATGCACTGCCTATAACCAAACAATAAACATATCTTTTTAACCGTAAAACAACGGCTTACGAACATCCCCACAACGCCTTAAGAAGAAGAATAGTATATCTTTAATAATAGTATTCATCTTAACAGTGTTGATACGTCCGCACAATCCCTCGTTATCAACGAAGAATTGCCTTCATTTCCAAAACACCCTGTCGTGTCAACGCCAAGATCCATCGGAAGTATCCACTCCGGTTCAATCAACCCACGATCCCATATAACATGCCAACACATCGCACCGATTAACTTCGGTGGCTTTCTGCTTGTGACGACGATGCCTTCGCGGATGACATTCCATAGCAACTTATCCGGCTTATGGGATATCGTGATCCAGAAGTTGTTTAACCCCTTCTCTTTGTTCGCTTCTTTAGCAACACGATATAACGTCTGTGACAACGTGACGGAACGCATCGCCTCGCGCGTTTCACCTATCTGTTGCATAAAACCTCTTGAGTTAGCCTCTCACTTAAGCCGTTCAACAGTTGCTTTCTCATATATGGTCTAATCCAAGAAAATTCTTTTCCAGACATACGTTCTTCAATAAATCTATCAATCGTTGAATCAATAGTACGTTCCAGTGTATTAACAGAACTTTTCAAATAATCGCCAATCGAGCCATTAACATTTGGTATAACGAGCGTTGCTTTTGGCTCGTCTCTTTCGATAAGATACTCAGCAATTTCCTCCACCAACATAAAATGATTATGCTCGTATTCATCCGGTGTTGATGTCGAACTCAAGACCGTTCTTTCATAACCTTCTATAAGCTGTTCTATACCCATTTTAAGACTTCCCTCCAATAAGATGCGCTATACCCATGACAACAAGACATGCTGCCAATACAGCTAAACAAACACCTACCGGTATCAACACCGGTGACCACACCCACCACCATGACCAATTAATATATCCTGTCAGTTGAAGCGCAATAAACAACAACGTCAACCACCAACAAAAACCCATACTTGAATTAACACATTGATTTTCCATAATATCCCCCTTTAAAACGTGGCGTTTAGGGTACGCCACAAACCCGGCGGAGAATACCAACTCGCCTAAATTGGTTGTACGACATCGGCTCCCTGTTGATCCGCACTAAGACCGATGCTTTCATAAGTATTTTCAATAGATGCCGACGCTTCGTCTCCGGCCTGTTCAACTTGCGTTTCTTGAGACGTTGCTTTTGCAGCCTGTTGCAACGAGAACAAAAAGTTCACGCTTTTCATAAGCTGCTCTTGTTCCATGCCCTGAATCTCAGCGGCAGCCTTAACCATGTCAAGAACGGCTTGAGATCTATTCTGAACACTTTCACTAATGCGTTCCCTAGCAAGTCCCTCGTTCGCAACAGCACGTTTCTCTTCTTCTTTCGCAAGCGCAAGCCTGTGAATTGTTTCCGCGTTTGCCAATCTTGCCGCGATTTCTTCTTGCTCGGCTTGCTTGGCTTGCATTTCTTCCATACGCTGTTTCTCTTCATCGTATGCCGCATTAAGCTCCTCACGGTTCGCAACGGGCATTGTATCGATTATAAACGACTCAGGTATGTTTATTCCCACAGACTTCGCTTGAATCGCTTGTGCGTACGCTAAACGGCGTTGTGTGTCCGTTAGCATTGTTTCTTTGATGACGCAGTCGTACTTTCCGAACTCTTGATCGAAAAACTCCGGTGTCGGCTCTTTCTCGGTAATACGCTGTATCTTCTCGGCATTGTAATTTGCCTGTGCAAGCTTGATGATTTTCTGACCCAACAGCTTCTGAGAGTACGCCAAATTGTCGAACATATCCTGAAGAGTTGTAAGCCCATTATCAGCACGAGACTTCGCCAGTGTGCCGCTAACTTCGGTATTGCCAGTGTCAGCAACGCCTAGTAGCTCTTCATTAGCGCCGGATATCTCTATTAACTCTTTGTTGAGCATCTGTATCAATTGGAAGTCAGAAGCCGAAGCCTCGCTCGGTTGTATCTTGGTGACATCAATGGGCTGTGAATCAATCGTTCTTTCGATAACGATACCTTGACCTGTCTTGTACAAGTCTTTCTTATTCTTTACAGAACCCTCTTTAACAATCCATCCGCTGTTAACTTGCCGATCCAGTATGTCTACGATTTTTGATCTGCGCTTGTTATATTCCTCTTGCGGATCTCGCAACGCTCTCACAACGCCTTGAATCTTATAGGCATAGTCGTCATACTCGGAATTGAAGAAGCATACCACCGGAATAAACGGATAATCATCGATGCCGTCGGGATTAACGTCGCTGCGCATAACCTCGCCTTGCAAGATGATGTGACGCTCTATCGCCGGAACAAACACCGTTTTGACATTCACCCACGGAAATTGATCTCGATACGCGCTTAACTCTTCGGCCGTTCCATCCCATATTTTCGTTTCACCAGTAATGCTGTCGATCAACAACTTCTTTTTCAACGATGTGCGCTTCCAAAACTCGTCATAAGCCAATAAGTTCGCACCGTTATCATTACGCGCGTAAGGAAGATAGCTGAACTTTGAATCTATCTGACCCTCACGGATCATATCGATATCTTTAGACTGCCCCGGAAGCAACGCCCTCGCTTCTTCGCGCGTTACATACCGACGACGGATGACATACCGGCAATCGGAAAGATCGAGATTCGTAAAGTACGGATCGAAAATAAACGAATTGAAAGGCTCTCTTGAGATGCGTATGTCGCCGTTAACAAAGTCCTTTGTGTAATCCATCCACACAGTAAGCATGTTGAAGCCCGTTATCAACGCGCCTTGAAATGCATCAGACAAAATGTTGTAACCACGCTTACGTTGCATCTCCCATAACAGCACATCAGATAACAATTGCGCCGTCGCTTGATCACTGCCCTCTACAGGCTCACATACTGATGATAAACGATTTCTACGCTGATAACCCGTTATCATCTTGATGATGACTCGTAACCTGTTGAATACGTATGCGTTACGCCCTTCGCGTTTCAGCTTAGCTTTTGATTTGGCATCCCACTGGTCACCAACAAAAAACTTGAGGTCGGTATACGCCTCTGCAATGAACGAATTCAATGACATCATTGACTGTTCGTAAGATTCTGTGAACTCATCAAGAATCATTTTGTTTTTGTTTGACATGTATTACCCTCCCCAGAATAATCGTGTCTTTAATCAATCGTCCTTAATATACGGTTGTACTCTTCAAAGTCGCTGTGTTCTGAAGATTCCGGACGCGTTGTCGCAATTGCCAGATATCTGAACGCATCACTTCCATGCGACCATTTGTCGTGTACCGGACGATTCGCGTAACATTCGGTCTTTTCGTTGTACTCTTTGTGATATTGCTCTAAACACTCAACACCCTTTTTAGTACGCTTCTCGTGAAACCAACACTTTGCAAGCACCCGTCTGGCAACATCAATCCCCTCCATCAATCCGATACTTGGAACTATACGCGCCTTTATGCCAAGCTTGTATAAAACCTCTAAGCGGCTCACACCAGTACCTAACTCGCGAATCTTCGCATCATGCGGAAGCCAGAAGTCGCCGTAAATATACGATTTCTTGTTAAGCCATGTAACATAATGACTTAACGGCTCACCACTGCTTTCATAGTAGTCAATGACATGGATCTCATTGCCACAGACCTGCCACAGCCATAAACACGTCGAATCGTTCATTCCCAAATCGAAAGCAACATGTACTTTTGCAAACTGTTCGTATGGAACATTGCAGATGCGGCCTTCAATGCGCGCCATATCCATGAGGCGACCATAATAAGTACCCTCTATGCCCCTGTTGAAGGAGCAGTAATATTCTTGTTGTATCAACTCCTCGGACATACCCTCGCGGCGTTCCGCATCCATGTCCTCTTCGTCAAGCACGTGCGTATCATCGATGTTCAATGACGAGACATACCAATCCGGGTTGCCTGAAGCCATCTTACAAAGATCATAAGCCCAATTCTTGCCTCGTGGTGTGAAATTGAATAACGCCCACCCGCCGTTAACACGCAGTATCGGGCGTATATAATCCCAACCGATCG